TTTTACAGCCTCTTCATCTCGCTTTAGCGCAAGATCTTCAGATATTGGATTCTGAGTAAGATCTTTATGAAAGTCTGAAAATAGACTTTGTTTTTTTCTTACTGGTGTTATTATTTGTACTACCATGACTTCCCTTAATTTTTATCTGATAAATGCATTGTTTAAATTTGACTGCCGGGCGGATAATATGTCTTATTTAAAAGCGCAGAAAGTTCTTCGTCGCTTGGTAATTTGCCGCCATACGCCGTGTGCACAAAGGATGAGTCACTTCCGGCCTTAGGATAAACTAATACTTCTGTAAACCCTACTTTTCTTGCTATTCTAGCATATATTTGTTTTTCTCTGCTATTCATTCCATCCCATACACAATCAAAAGCTGTGAACGCTTTATGATAAGAATTTTTATGCCCTCCAACCTGTGTATTGTACCAAGGAGGTCTATATCCACTGGTCATATTAAGTCTAATTTCTCTGCCAATTTCTTTAGAAAATTCTGCGCGCAATCTCATTAATAATAGTTTCACGTACGGCTGTACTTTGTTCCAAGCCTGTGGTGCTTCATCACCCATTCCACCTGTATTACCGCCCCCAGTTTGTCTTGGCTTTCTAAATTTTCCGTTAAAACTTATTCTGTAATCACCGTTTCCGTTATTCCATCTAGGAAGATCACCAATTTCCACGGCTGTAGCTGGAGGTATGTTTCCTTTTTCTGTGACTGCGGCTCTGCCGGCGTTCACACCTGTTTGCGTTTTTGTATCGTCGTATCTTATTGCGCCTGCCTCAACAGCTCTTATAGTATTTATAGAAGATCTTGATTTGATAACGCTCATTGTTGTTTGATAATTGTTAACGTAGTTATCAAGAGGATTTATTAATTCATTCATGCCTTCTTCGATTTTAGATATAAAACTACAAAATCTAAATAGTAAAAACTGCACTTCTTCTATCTTAGGATCTTTAAATATATTTATCGAGTAGTCTATCAGTGCATCAATTTTCTTTTTAAAATTTTCTATGTTTATAGCTTCAAAAAATTCTAAAGCTTTTTGTTTGAGATCATAAAACTTTAATGCAATTGTTTCTTGTATTTTTGTTTCTATTTTTTCTATCATGTTGCTTATAGAAAAATTTTCTATGATACCTTTTACCTTTTCAATGACTTTATCAATGACATCGGTGATGTTTTTCTTCAAATTATCCAATAACGATTTTAGAGAAAAATCCAAAGAAAAATTCTTTAGCTTGTTTACTAAGTTTTCAACGTCATCTAAAGCGTTAAAAAAAATACCAACAGCGCCAAAAACATCTGGAAGTAGCGCGCAAAATCCTCCCATAGTACTATTACTAAAATTTTCTGTATAAAATGCTTCAAGTTCTGTTATTATCTTATTTGAAACCACAGAAGTTCCAATTGATAATCCCACTGGCGTATACCCAAAATCTGAAATAAATCTAGCAACTTCTATTGGGCTAAAAATAACACCAGTTTTTATTCTTTCTGCCAATAGCGGATAATTATCTATAGTAATTAAAACTTTGATTTCATCTCTGATTATATAGTTATTTAAGTTAGTTACGCTCGAATAAAAATCCGCATCACCATATTGGTCTGTTATGAATTTTATTGGTTCATAATCTTTTTCAAAATAAACTATTCCAGTTTCATATTGGCTTATAAGCGACTCGATATTTGTAGAATTAAATTCGCCAGTAGCAATTGTAGCCGGTATGATAACTTCTGTGTCTCCAGTGTTAATCCTAGTTACACAATTTCTTTTTTCAGATAATCCGCTTTTTGACATTTTAATATCCATTTTCTTCTAAGTACTCATTCAGTTTTACAAGATTTTTAGATCCGCCAGTTGCAAAATATCTACCGCCCGGGCCAGAGGAATATTTGTTTCCTGCAGTATAATTGAGATCGCCATAACGCACGGGTAATCCAGCGCCAATAAAAAAGTTCATGGTATCTGCACCAGGTATGCTATCGTATCTTGTAACAGCATCAGCAAAGCTTGAAGTTGCTGGTGATGTGTAACCGCCGACAAACCGTTTAAATCCACCTTCATCAACTCCGGCAACTCGATCTTTGTATCCAGTAAGATAAGAAGTTGCTGGAGTAAATTGTGAGCTTGCCATTACTATTTGATCTACTGTAGCTTTTGCCTGATAAGATCTATTTAACACGACAGCAAGATTTCCTGCCTGATCACCACCTTCTGCGTACATTATTCCTTTCAAAGCCTTTCTTTCACTATCTGTAAACTCCGCAGGTAAACCAGCCGCAAGTCTTCTAGATCTTTCTTTTTCCTCTAGCGCTTTCCATGCGGCTTCTTCTTGTTCTGGTGTTAAAGGACTGCCAGTAGGTGACGATTTGCCAACTCCGGGTGGAACTTCACTGAAAACTGATGAAGAATCTTGAATTTCTCCTTCATCTTGTGAAGCGTATCCAGCAGAACCGGCCGATCCGGTGTTTTTGTGCCTTGTTGTGCTCGCTATTTTAGCAGCGGGCTGGGGCATCTCAGTTGAAGTTGCAACATCAGCTCCAGTCGCCTCCGAAGCATCACCATTTGCCATGTTGACAATGTCATCGATGTTTACTTTTTTAGCTTTTATATTACCGTCGTTGCCAGCCTCGATATAGATATTATCTCCGGCCTTCATATTAAAAGAATTGGTTGCTTCTTGGAATATGGCAATACCAGATTTTAAATGTATGGACTCTCCAGAAGATGCAAAAATTCCTTTTGCCGATGTTAAATCTATTCCGGCAACATTAGATTCTATCCTCAGTTGAGCACCGCGCATTTGAACTTCTTCACTAGCGTTTAAATTCATTTGGCCAGCAACGCTGATCATGTGGTTTCCGTGGACAATTTGAGTGTAGTTTCCTACAATTTCTTCTATCTTGTTGCCTTGAACTAAAACTTTACTATCTCCAACTATTGTAACATAATTTTTTCCACCCACGTATACGTGTTGATGTGAATCATTAATTTCATATTTGTCAGATATGGACTTTTGTACTGAGGTGCCATTAGTATCTACTGAAACATAAGAACCAGATTTATGATGTATTGTAATTCTTTCAGCACCCGGTGTGTCATCTAATTCTATAGAGTGCGAAGCAGTTTTAATTACTCTGTTGAATGGATATTCTGCGTTATACGCAGTAGAAGGTTCTTCAAACGCCGTTTCAGCTTCCTCCGTCAATCCGTCAGAAGCAATAGGAATATCTTTTATACGGTTCATTTCTTGTAAAAGCACATAAGTTTTGTGTATATCTTCTGCGCGAGCCAAATTAGAAAGTGCTGGTTGTCCATAACTTTCTGGATCAGACCCTTGCATTAATAAATCCGCGTTTTCTGATGGTATACGGCCCCACCCAGTTATTTCTGGGTTTGGATTTTCAGTCATTTGCGTTGGTATAAGCCCGAGTATCATTGGTTGCTGGGCATCTCTTCCATCAACAAAAAATCCAAATACGAAAGAATTTACCGGAGGTATTGGAGCATTTGGGTCATAACTGCCATGAATTAATGTTGCCCAAGGCAAGTTTTCAGTAGGAACTTGATCTACAGTTCCATGAACGCCAAAAGCACGAACTTGAACTCTACCCTCACGTCTTCCATCCGATTTATTTTCAACTACGCCGATAAAAAATAGCGGGTCATATATGCCTATGCCTGTATCTCTCATTCTTTAGTGCTCCAATCATATTTAACTAACTTCAAAGTCGTTTTGTGTATATCTTTATCGAATGAATGCATTAAATTATTCACCAAGTAGTTTCCAGCTAATTGTTTATTCAAAGTTCCGTCTTGTGCGCTATTAAAAGCGAGCAATTTTAAATTGATAACATCACCAGCATTTACATCTAATCTTCCGTTTATCGTAATATTTGTTACTGTATTATTTAAATGGTGCAGATATGCAGTTCTGTTTGTAATTATCTCCGGTATAAATTGATCACCTCTTAATTGCGCAGTTCCCGTATCATCATAATCTCTTACTACTATATATCGTCTTTCATTTTCGCGTGTAAAGTATCTTTCTACAAATTCATTGGTATGAACTTCTTCAGTTTCCCCTTTGCCAGAGCTTGACATATACTTTGTTTTTGCGTCATCGTAGTCATATTCAAATTTATTAGATTTACCAGGCAGCGTAACTTGTCTTTTTATCAAATCTATTTCTATTACATTGCTCTTATAAGCGCCTGATACTAAGTCCATAACTGTGTTTACTCTTTCTGAATTTCTAAGAGTAATAACATTCTTCATTTGTTCTAAAAAATTCACACTAGATTTATCTACGGCAGAACCATAAGTGAATTCTTTTATATCTTGTGGATTTTCTAAAAACCTTTTTATAAGATATTCATCAGATACAAAATAATAATTCTCAGAAGTTTCAAAAAACCTAAACGAGCAAGATGGACTTTTACTACTATAAGCTCTTGACGAAAGAAAATTCATAGTTTGCATTGGAGTGTAATTTGGTATTACGCATCTAAATAGACCTTCAGTATCTTCTAATAAAAGATCCTTGCTGACTTTTGGATAATATCTAGAAAAAACATCTTCAACTATATTAGAAATTGTATCTTCGTATGGTGCTATTATTCTACGCGAGCCAGCTTCAAATCTAGATTTAGAAACAAGATGAATTTTATATCTAAGTCCGTCATTATTGGTTTTCATTTCTACGTCTGTTATTTTATAGATAGACATAGTATATGAGAGCTGTTTGCCGAGTGCGTCTTCTATCGTAAGTTCTAAAGTTTCTTCTCCGCGTATGGGCAAATCTTCCAATACACCGATGTTATCATATACCAAAGCAGTACCCCGTAAACTATCATTGTCTATAGATTCTTCTATAGAAAAGACTGGTATAAGAGAAACCATGTCAACTGTATTACCCGCTTCAGTCGTTATAACAGCGGTTAAAAGCTTGTAATGTCCTGGAGTTACAAAGTTACTCATTTAGTTTGTCACGCATTTCTTTTTCTATTTGAGAAACATAATTTTTGTCAATTAAAAATATGTTTCGCTTATTTTCGTTCAAAGCTCGCTCATAGTCATAAACTCTATATGGTATCCATTCTTCTGGTATGATTCTTTTTATGACAATTCTTTTTCCAGCTTCAGTTCTTAAAATTATTTTATCTTCTTTGCGTAAGAAAAGTGTTCTAAAACTTTCTGGGGATAATTTTAGTATATCTACAGCCATAATCAAACTTCCTTGTAATAATAAACTATGTTATCAGTATTTGTGGTATCTTGAGTCCAAGCAACTACATCCCAACCCTTCAAGTTTCCAGATTGTTCTTTGTACTTGTCCATGAGATAGTTATGAAAGGTTTCTTCATCCATTGGCCATTCATTATACGGATCAACTATATTATTTGCCAAATAAACGAGCCATGCATAGTTAACATTTCCGTAATAGTGATATGCTATATCTTCAGCTCTATCGCCTTCCTGAATTGTGTATGGCAAATAAATATATGGATTCTGTGACGCTTGATTTAGAAAATTAACTCTGCGAGTAACATCTCTTACTGCGACGCCATTATAGTTTATTTGTGGTAATTTATTAAAATATTCACCTGACATTATTGTTGACCTCCGCCCTGTCTTGTGGCATCTCCAGGTGGAACTCCAGTACCAAAAACTCGGTTGGTTGTAGAGCTACCGTCGTAATCTTCTGCAGTATGTATATCGGCTTCAATTAGATTCATACTCATATTTATCATTGCTGGCTTACCACCTTTAACAAACGCTAAACCATTTGGGCTATAGTTTGTAGAAAACTGGTTTACCATACAAGTTTTATAGAATAAGAAATACGATTGATCAATTCCAAGAAAGAATATGTCAACCATGCTAGGATAATTTAGAATTGCTCTATTAAAACCGGCTACGCTGCCATATGACGGTAAAACATTTCTTTTTACAAGATTTGTTATGTCTCTCAATACATCAGAATCTGACTGTGATTGCGGAGCAAATATCCAACTAAAACTCGGCTGTTTTAATGTAACACCCTCAAAAAATAGTGACTGCTTAGGGTTGGTCGTGTTTCCTAACCCTGCGTCTATAGATCTACCAGCACCTGGTAGGACATTTTCTATAGCTCTTCTACCCAAAAATGCAGCGTTTCTACCCACATCACCAGCATCGGTGCTAAGCAGACCGCGCAAATCTGGCATCATACTTGCAGCACCAGCGCCGATAGTACTAAGTAACTGGCCAGAGGTAATATCGCCCGCCCCACCAATCGTAGAAGCAGCACGAGACACCATTTCACCAGACAGCCCAGCTTCATAACCTTGAACGTTTACGCTGAAAGATTCTTCTATATTTTGTGGTAATGGCAAAAGTACCGCTTGTTTGTTAGCCAAATTCAT